TCTACTACGATAGGTCTTAGCTTTAGCATTTCAGGGAAGTCTTGTATAGATTGCTTTAGCTTTTCAAACTTAGCTTTGTTTACAAGTCTAGGATTGATAGGGTTATTGCGTATGCTATTAATAGGTACTTGTGCCATTGTACTTAAATATCTTATTGTTTATTCTATCTATATCGCTTTGTTCTTCGTTCAGATGCTGTTGCCTTTTAAGTTCAAAATTAAGATGGTCTATTGCCTTTTGTATGTCCTTAGATATATCGTTGTCTTGTTTCTTTCCAGCCCTCATAAGATAGGCTAGTGCTACTCCTAAGTTATAACTGTTGCCACAAAAGTCCTCAATGACTTCGTGCGCTTCCATTTTGTAGTAAGTTCCTTTGTAATAATTTGGTGTGTTCATAATGTTTCTACTATCTTTTTTATTCCTTGATAACAAGTGTTTATGCAACTGCTGCAATTAGATGTTGTCTTGTATCCTGTTCTATGTATCTCGTTGTATAGCGTTATTAGTTCTGCTTTAGCATTTCTATTCTGCGCTACACCTGTCTTGCATAGTTCCCATACTTTTAGTATGCGTTGCTTCTGTTCTTCTGTTATAGGTTTTTCCATTTTCCTTTAGGGCATTTCTCTGATTTCCAACTTGCTTTAGTTTCTATTGGGCAACCACATAGGCTACACTCTACATCAGGTGTAAGGTGTGGGCATCGTGAGCAGATGTATGTTCTATCATAGTATGTTGTTACATCTACGTTCTCAAAACCCCCTAACACTCTCTTGCTTACTGCTTTGAGATAGTTATAGGTCTTTACCATCAAGTTTGGAGTGTCCATTTTCTTTCTGTTGTCCATATCTATAAAGTTTTATTATTCCTATCGGTGCGTGTTCATCGCTTAGTACTATATCTACATCATCAAAAGTCATTTCATCTAGGTTAATAATGTATTCTAATTGTCCTAGTTCATCATAACATTCTATGATGCTCAAGCCATAGCCTACTAATCGTTGTAAATCATCATAAATCATTACGCTTTTCTTTTAATCTATCTTTTATATATTCTTTTACTTTCTTTATTGTTATGTAGATATTCATTCTGCTTATCTTGGTCTTTTTACTAAGGCTAGAATAGGTATATTTTCTGCCATCATTATCACCAAGTACATACAGTCTAAATAGTTCTCTATCATACCAATACAACTCTGACAGAATTTCATTAATCCTATCAGCATCTTGTATAAAATATAAATCTTCTGCTTTTTGTTTTAATCCTAGCTTCATTAAATCATCATCAAAGCTAACATCTTTGTATGCTCTATTGTATTTGTAGTAGTATCGTGATGTCTTAGAATAGTAGTTATTCTTGCATAGCCTTATAAAGTAGTACTTAATCTTTTTATCTCTTATAAGCTGCTCTAGCTTTTCGGTATCTTCGCAAAGATATATAAATACCTCTTGGGTAACATCATCTAAGTCTTTTGCTGGTATGAAGTTCGCAGCAGTATCTTTCAGTTGTGTAAATAGTTCATTATCAATCACATAGCATTATACGCAAAAAAGTATATAAGTTTATAGGTGTTGATAAATAGTTATGCACATAAGTCTTTTACTTTCTGTTTGTATATCTCTATCAGATATTCTAAGTCAGTCTTTGAGTATTTAACAGATTTGTGGCTAAGTGCTACTATTTCATCTACTGCATCTCTGCCTAGTTCGGCTACTAACTTGTTGCCATACACCCATTTCTCACCCTCACTATATAGGTTGCACTTAGGGCATTGTGGTCGGCAGTTATGTTCGTGCCATCTCGTGCTGGTATGCTTACGACTTTGGAAGTGTCCGTTGTGCATCTCTTTAACGTGCTTGACTACCCCACAAGTATAACACTCTACCATTCCATTATCAGCGTATGCCCATCTAATGTATTGGCTAAAGTGTTTGTCTAGTTCTTTTTTAAGTTGTGCGTGTGTTTTTGCCTTTTTAGCCATTCTTTATATTGTTTATCAGTTCTATGTTGAAAGTATAGCGTAAGTCCTGTATATGCTATCGCTAGTATCAATGCTATTAAATATATCTCTCTCAAAATAATTCAGTTTGGTTAATGTCTTGCTTTTGTATTATTCCCATAGCAGTATCTAATATAGTTTTACCAGCTTCATAATCTACTAAGTTTCTTGCTAAACTCATTTTGTGATAACTGCCTTTATATTTTCTAAAGTCAAATTCGTGAAATTCTATTAATTTATCTACTTCACTTTTATTGTTACACATTGAGGGGTGTTTTCTTTTACTTAATATATTTGGTAAATTAAAATTTGTCCAATATAAATTACGACCTCTTTTATGTGCTGGTATTAGTGGCTCATAAAATGGTATTACATTTTCTACACAATATTTACCATTATAAAAGTGTTTTAAAAAAAGTATTTCTTGATACAGTTTCATATCAGGGTAATTCATTTTTCTTTTAGTTTTCATAGACTTTTGAAAAGATGAATGAGTAGGGCAAGGTGGCGAAGTCCATATAAAGTCAAACTCTTTATAGTGGTCTAGCAGATATTGGTGTGCATCAGCTACTATTACTGTATCATTAGGAAATCTCTCTTGATATAACTTAGCTAGTTCTTCATCTAACTCTACTGCTGTTATCTCGTGTTCATCTCCCCACTTGTATCGGTTGCCACCTAAACAAGCATATAAGTTTAATATCTTCATTTTAATCTCTTTGCTTTGTTAATAGTTTCAGCTATTGCCTTTTGACCTTGCTTGTGTAATTGGAATGCAGTTAGTCTGTTCTGCCCTCTCATTCTTATCTCATTTTGCTTGTGGTCATTAATCCACACCGACCAAGTACGCACATTAACAAAGGCACTTGTACCCTGTTCAGGATTGCGTAAGCCTATGTCGAATGCATACTTAATTTCTTCCATAGTTAAATTAGTATGGTAATTTATCAAGTCATAGTACAAGAGTTGCGCCATTCCTAACATCTGTTGTTTGTCAGGCTTTTGCCCTAGTGCAGCATAACACATACCCACTAGGTCGACACTATCTTCTTTTAGTCCATTTATATCACCAGCTTTTAATCTATCAAATATCCTCATTTCTTTTTTTGCGTTTGTATCGTTTGTTATAAGTCATTCTATCCTTTTTGTATTCGTACTCCCAACCCATAAGTAGTTTAAATGGTGAGCAAGTTACTAATTTCTTTTTAGTCATTTAACATTTCGTTTCTAACACTTTGCCAAGTGTCCATTACATTATTCTTTTTAGTTCTAAACTTACTTTCGTTCTTACTCCAAGTCTTTAGCCTACGAGCAATATCAAAAGTCTTTTGTAGTTCATACCTTAACCTAGTCTTTGACTTGTTAGGCTCTGTCCAATAGTCCACAAACGCTTCTAGCATATCAACACTATATAGTTCTTTAAACGCAGATACCTCTATAAGAAACTTATTGCTAACTGTATCTAAATTGCGCTTCTTAGGCTTGTCATTAAGCTGGTACGATTTATAGTTTACGACTGTTATAAGAGAGTTTTTAGTAGTGCTTGATATATCTATATACCCTTGCGCTTTTAATCTCTGTAAACGCTTGTAAATAGTAGAGGGTTTTAGGTGTAGTTCTTCACTTGCAGTTATCCTACCTGTGATAAACTCACCCACCTCAACCTTTCTACCATAGACTACATTGGGTGTCGTGTTGGCTTTGAGTATGCACCACACAAACACCTTTAGTAGTTCTGCATCTGCAAACACTCCGTTATCTAATATCTTACGATGTAGCTTAATGTAGCCTTGCATTACTTAGTCAGTTTATATTGTGCGTATCTTACAGGCTCTCCAAACTTGTTCTCACTTTTTAGAATAGTAGTTTCTATTTCATAGCCATCATCTTTTAAGTTAAATATGATTGCTGCTAATCGCATAATGCTATAATCGAAGAACGCTTGAACAGGAGTTAATGCGCCTACCTCTTTCAGATGTCTTAGTACTTTTTCTTTTTGTGTCAATTTCATAATTTTATTTGCTAACGGTTTGTTTTACTTCTACAATAATATCCATCAGACTATCATAGATAGTTTCTACATCTTCATTATTGTTGGTAAATTTAATAATTTCTTTTTCATATTGGTCTGCTACTTTCAAAAGTCTGTTAAACTTTAGCTTTACTATCTTAGAGTGTGTACCCTTGAGATTGTATAGCTGCTCGTTAAAGCATCTAAAGGTAGCTATTAGTAATTGTAAATCTATTGTATGTTCTTTTGTCATTACGCTAATGCTTTACGAATTTGTATAAGGTCTGCTATTGCTCTATCTACCTCATCTAATGCTTGTAGTTCGTTTATACGTTCTATGCGTTCAGATTTGCTCTTATACTCTGCAAAGACTAAATCAAACGCTTCAATGTATTCAGGATACATCTTAGGGTTTTGTATGTATTGCTTGTGCAGTTTAAGATAGTGGTAGAAGTTAGTCCTATGCTTACAAAAGTGTGTAGCTAGTTCTGCTGGTTTCATACCACATTCCATAAGAATATTACATATTACCATTCTTGCCATTACTTGTTCCTTATGCTTTGTCTTAACATTTATATCTTCTTGCTCGATAGATATATGTTTTGTTGTTATATACATAAGTAGTTCAATCTCTTTTTGTAAATCCATTACCTTGTAGTTTTGTGGTTATCATCATCGTTTAAAATCTTGTAAATGTCAGGCTCTATCTCTTTTATCTTTCGATAGATTGCCCTCACATCTTTCATCACCTCTTGCCTAGTAGTCTTAGGTATGTCCGTTCCTGTAACTGTTGTTACTAAGGATTGTGCATCTGCTAGTAGTTTATGCGTTATCTTCTTCATAATCAAAAAAATCTTTAATGTTATAACCTTTACTCATTAATTCTAATGCGTACATATCTAACTGTTTGTCTGTTCCTTTAAATACAATACCATTAACGCTTATGTTATCTACATAGCTACGACCTGTGAACAAATCACCTTTAGCAACCCCACCAAAGAGATTGCCTTTAAATGTTATCAATGTCTTTTTAACTATTGTATCATCTGCTGGTGGTATGGTTTTTATAATAAACCTTTTATTAGCGTAGTCTAAAGAGCCATACTCGTTTCTAGCACACTCATAGTCAATGCCTTTGTTAACACCATCTTGTGTGTAATATGGGAATGTCTCGTACATATCTTAAAAGGGATTATCTTCGCCAAAAGCATTATCAAAACTCTCTAAGGCTTCTGTATTAGACTTCTTGAACTTCCAAGCATCAGCAGATGTGTAATAGTTTCCCTTATACTCTCTTGATGATAGATTGAACAATACAGTAAACTCATCGCCTATTGCCACATCTTTTAGTAGTGCTACTTTTTCTTCACCGAATAGATTGAAGCATAACTCTGAATTGTATTGATTACCTGTGTCAATTACAAACGATTGCTTTACCCATTGCTTACCAGCTTTGCTAGTTCCACTTTGTAAGTCTAATACTTTGACTAACTTACCTTTCATTTCTAAATTCATAATGTTTAATTTAATTGGTTAATTTATCTTTTAAAACTTTCACTCTCATCTTCGCCAAACACACCT